TTGCAATATCTTCCCCGGAAACGCACTTAAAACAGCATTTCCGGCGCGGTTATTCTCGTAAAAAGACATTTTCGGGACAGAAATGCACTTTTTGATACATTTTCTATCATTTCCGTGGATAACCGCAGAAAAACGGCGCGGAAATACCAGAACGACCCGAAAAGTGGAAAACTGGGTGGAAAAAGTTGATAAAAGGGTCATGCGAGACAACACACGCAGTTGTCCCAAAATACCACGAAAAACAATATAACCGGAGCGGAAATACCGTTTTGAACGCATATCAGCGCGGATATGCACTGAAAGCAGCATTTCCGGGTATTTCCGGCGAAACAATCGACAAAGTAGAGTAGAGTAAAGTAAAGAAGAGTAGAGAATATATTATACTCAGCGATTTTGCAATCGCTGGCGCGAAAGCCGTTGCCATTGTCCCTGTTAGGTGCTATCATAAAAGCACGACCACCAACACAGGACAGGAGGACAACAGTTATGGGTAACACAACTGCGTCCCTCACCCACGAACAACTGTTCGGGGGGGGGGCAACAATCGAGAAAACCGGCCTCGGCATCAAACTGGCCGCGCTCTCTATCGCAATTTGCATGACGCTCACCGGATGCGGCCAAACGACAGCGGGCAGCAGCTCGACGGGCGGGACAACCTCTAACGAGAAAAGCTACTCTGCAAGGCAGGAGGACACGCAGGTCCTAGAGGATGCAGCGAAAGCAGCACTCGATGAAAAGACCACGATGGAGGTGTCAAGCATTGAAGCCTTCGAGAACAAGGGCGAGTATTCGATGACTATTCGAGTAGTAGCAGCCGGAGGCTACTATATGCCAGACGTAGCGGAACAAACGGCGCAGGCGTTCTTTGACAAGGCGCAGGAGCTTGGCCTAAACGCAACGCAGTACGTTGTCACAGAATATAGCGAGAGCAGCACCGGAGCCAAAGAAAATATGCTGGCGTGGAGCAGTGATGACGGAGTGACCGGTATATACTCTGACGACAGCGGAGCGGAGCCCGTTGTAAAAATTGGCGTCAGCCTAAATGCTCTACGAGAGCTTGTTGGCAACATAAAAGAGCCAGAGAACAGCGAGGAAATAATTGCACTGTCGGCTGACTATCAAGGCGAGTGGGAAAGAGTAGGCCACGAAAAGTACGAGCGGCTTGTGGTGAACGAGAACACGGTGAATACCGTGCTTTTCGAGACCTCAAAAGATTGGAGAAAGGAAAAGACCGTTACACACATTTTTACGCTCTACTTCGGATTAGACGAGGAAAAAGGTCTGGTGGTAACGAACCAATACAAGCAGGTGATTCAGACCGTGTCAATGAACGAGCAGGGAGAAATCGAGCTATACGATAAGAGCCGGGATGAAACTGAAACGTATCGGAAAGTGAGCGACAGTACTGCTGTTCCGACGGTGGGACAGGTGTTGGCAGACTGAAATGACCCGGCAAGTGACGAAAACCTCCTGCGGAGACCCACAAAGCGTCGCAATGGTCGGACGGCAAACTTTACGGCTAGACCACAAAAGTCCGAAATCGAGGCCCCGGAGCCGTGCTCGTGGCGTTCTACGGCTCAACGCAGGAGAAAGCACTCCGAAAAGCTACCGGCAAACTGCCAGCAAGTTGAAATCAGCCTGCGGGAGACGGCCCACAGGGAGGTGATGGAGAGGGCTGCACGGGGACCACGAACAGCCCTCCCGTCACAATGGCTGCTCCGAAACACCCGCAGCGGGAAGAACGGCGCGCGCAAATCCTGTATGCGCGGCAGCGGCTCGACCACTGGCGGGCATAGGAGGCAAGCATGGAACAGTCTATTTATGAGCTCTACATGGAGCAGGTCAACCCGCAGGACACCCGCGAAATCATGCAGGCAGAGGACACGCTCACCGCGCTGCTCAAGCTGGTGGAAAACCGCGAATTGCGCGACGCCATCGACCGCGCAGCAGGCCGCGTTGCCTACCTCCGAGAAGTAGCGGCATTTGAGGCCGGTTACGGCTTTATGCCAGAATAACAAAAAGGGAGGCCCGGCATACCGCCGGACCTCCTAATTCTTTATAGCCCGAGATAATCCTCAATGCTCATGCCGAGCGCAGCAGCGACGGCGTGAATCTGGTAAACATCGCGCGGGACCCGGCGACCGGCCTCCCATTCCTCGAGCGTCCGCAGCGGAACGCCAGAGAGCCGCGACAGCTGGGTGCGGGTCAACCCGCGAGCCTCGCGCAGCCCGGTGATACGGGCGGCAACAGGCGTTAAAGCTGACATCTTGAAATCCCCCTTGAATCTGCTATAATAGAAATGCCGGAGAAGTGAGGCATCTGCAAGCTGTTTCTCACTCCCCCGGCGTTTCAGAACTCTGGCCGCCGTCATCGGCCTTTGTTCTTCATCGGAGAGCCCTGCTTACTTGTTGAGCAGGGCTTTTACTTTTTCCACGGCCTCCTCGAGCGTTTTGCTGTTACGCATAAGCTCAAGAATTTCACGGGTCCGGTTCTCCTTTGCCTCGTCTCGAAGCACCTCGGCGGTATTCATTTCGTCGTCCATGTCGTTTCCTTTCTGGCCTTGCCACCTTACTCATTGAGGAGCGGCCCCCTCAACTGACTATATTATACCACACAAGCGCGTGGAAAGCAAGAGCGAAATGGCAATTTCTTGAAATATTTTTGCGTACCTGTGAAAGATTTACTGCTCGATGTACCGAAAGAGAAAACCGCCCGCATGGGGTAACTTTCCCTTGCATACCTTTCCGATTGCGCTGTCATCCAGACCGGTAGCACGGGAGGCAGCAGCGATACTCGGATACTCATGTATGACCTGATTTGTCTTGCGGTCAATCTGGCAGACCGGAGCAAGCGTTGAGCCGTGATAGGCCCGGACACTCCGGCCGTATCCGTCGCCCGGTTCGGGAGCCGTCTTTCCGTTCCACTTTGCGCCGGATGCAAGACCACCGAAAAGAAAACCCTGCATCTCGTAGGCGCGGGACAGACGCCCAAGCAGCGTGTCGAGCTGGTCGCGCTGGTTGCGTTCGAGAGACTTGAGGAACGTGTCAATCTCCTTTTCGGCCTCGACAACCTCCTGAATCCCGACGTGTAAAACGTCGTTCTGCTCATATTTTTCGTACAACGTCCGATAGACAGCAGACATTGTGTTCCGCCTCCTAGTTGATAATCTTGTAGTCGAACGCATCGGACATCGGCAGGTCCGGCTCACCGTCCCGGCCATTACTGGATGCAGTATAGAGTTTGTCGTGACGCTCCCTCGGCATTGGACCGGGCTCTGTGTACTTCCAGATTGTGCCCAGCTCATCGACGAACACCTCGCGGCCGAAGTCGTCCGTGCCAATGAAGCTCAGGACGGCGACAGCGCGCCGGAGGCTCATTTTCTTTCTTCCCATTCTGCGGACACCTCCCCGTCTTTGTAAAAGAGATTTGCACGACGCAGGCGGAACGCCTCAAGAATGAGCGTGAAAGCAGTGTCGCAGGTGGCGTAGACCATCTCGAAACCGGGCATCTCCCATAGACCGGCATTATAGAAATTGGCAGCCAGCTCGACGACGATGCGCTCATTCTGGCTTAAATTGAACGCCTCTTCTGCAGCCGTAAACATCATGTAGTCCTCACCAATGACGGCAATGCGGAGCTCCGGCCAGCGCGTGAGCGCGGAGAGCAGATACAGGGACGCGCCCCAATACGGATTGATGCGCCCGGATTCGGGATTTACGATGTGAGGAATCCGCTGAAGCTCAGACAGGAACGCGGCCTCGTGCTCCGGGCTTTTGTATGTGATATTTATTTCCATGCGAACCTCCTTACATATCGACCGAAACAAAATGATAGGCGTACCAGCAACCGCGACGGCGAAAGAGCCTGACGCGGGTGGTAAAGAACTGACCGGAGCACCCCATGCCGTCATAACGGTCGTCGCGGTAGGCCCGGTGCATATAGAACCATTCGAGAACGCTCTCTTTTGAGAGGGGAGAGAGCTTCTCTGGCAGCTTAACGAGCTCGACGAAAGAATCGAACTCGTCGCGGATGATGTGGCAATCGGAAACCCGATTGACATATTCTCGGATGTCGCGCTTGAGCTGAGTGACGAACTCCTCGACGCGCTCACTACGCACCGGACCGGGAAACCGCTCGAACATGAGCAGGATATCGTATGCCTCCTTGAGGCTGTCATAATCGTGGATATCGCGGACCATTAGGCTCCCTCCCTTTCTTCCTTTGCCTTGCGGAGCTCCTCGAGAAACTCAGGGAGCGGCAGCCGCTCGAGCTGATACTCCCGGCGCGCGGCCGGAGACAGGCCGTTGAGCCATGTCTCGTACTTTGCCCGCTCCTGCTCCGCGCAGGCCCGGATGCTTGCGAGAGCATCCGCAGGCGGGTAATCCTCGCCGACGTACCAAGTGATTTTTCCCTCGTTGGAGATGTGAGCGACCATCTTAAAATCGCCGTCCTCCATCACGGCGGAGTTGCAGACTGTTACGCCGTTTCCGAGACAGCCAAGGAACAACTTGAAATTCTGGGCAGCCATCAGTAAATCTCCTCCTCGAGCATCTTTTTGCTGAACCGCTCAATCTCCTCGAGAGAGGTCCACTCCGGCTTCTCGTCGTCGGAAAAGCTGTCCCACAGGATGCGCATGGCCTGAATATGATTCTCAACGCAGCAGCCCCAGAGGTACTTGCTGAAACGCGAGCCGCAGCCGAGGAAATACTTGCAGTCCTGAATACAGCGGCTCAAGAGCCTGTATCGGAACTCGGCATCGGAGCCGACAAGGTCGGTGGCGACGTTGCCGAAATAATGAAATTCTGCGTCGCCAGCGAAGTAGAGCGTGACGCTGGCCTCAAGGCTACGCGGCCAGCCGTCCGGATACGGACGGGTCGAGCCGTCGGAAAAGTGGGTCATCGCGGTTGCAGTCACCCCGATGGCGGCCTCGTTTTCGCGAGGGCGGCAGAAGAACGTGCGAATCTGGATGCGCTCACACTCCATGGAACCGGCATTCCCGATACTGTCAGGGAACAGGGACACGGCCGGGTCATACCCGGCAGCTTTCAAACGCTCAAGAACGGTCATCAGAAGAACCTCCTATTCAAACGTATACACATAGCCGTTGTACGGAAAGGCAGCGGCAGCGGCGGCCGCCCCGGTGACCTCCTCGGCGAACTTCTTCGCCTCCTCCGGCGGAACCGTCCCAATGGAGGGCCAGCTCACGCCAAGATGAACAGCACCGTCAGGAGACGGCCGGAGCTCAAAGACCTCCACATTCCCGTGGATGCGGTTCTCGTCCTGCACCTTGCGGAGAGCGGCGAGAAAATCCTCAAAGAACACGGCAGGGAAATTACTTTCGTTTGTCATAAAATACTCCTTTCAGACCTTGCTGTGGCCATCACAAGATGGGCTTCGTCCAGCCGGTCCACCAGCTCCATCTCCGGTGAGAGCACGGGAACCACCAAAAGCTGCGCCACCCGGTCTCCGTCAAAAATAGTCTGGGGCTCGGGACCGTGGTTGTACAAAACCACCCGTACCTCGCCCCGGT